TCCTCCGTGTTGCCGTCCGTGCTGTCCACGAAGTAGCCCAGCGGCACCTCTTGGCTAGACGTGTTGTAGCGGAGGAAGATAGCCATTAGTCAATCGTCGCCAGCAGTGCGTCCAACTGCGTCCGCAGGCCAGCAGTCTCCGCAGGGCTAAACGTGCGTTGCGAGATGCGCCCCGCAGCGTCGAACTTGTGATACAGCAGGTACCCGTCCGCGTCCTTCGGGAAGTTGGTCAGCACCCAGTTACGGGTGGCGTTGATCTGCGCCAGCATCGTGCTGTACTCGGCCACGATGTCCACCGCCGCATTGTCAATCTGCGCCCGCACGTACTCCACCAACCCGGGGACGGCGGTGTAGCGCGCCAGCGTGTCATTGGACGATGCCAACTGGTCAACGAACGACACCACGTCGCCCGCTTGAATGCTGCCCGCTGCTGATGCCGTCTTCAGCGACTGCGCGTAGGTCTTGATCCGCCCAGCCGCAACACGGATTCCGGCCCACGCCGACGCGAGGTCATCCCGGTTTGAACTGGGAAATGCCATTACTGAATCCCTTGGGTTTTGTAGTGATGCACCAGCACAGGAATGACAATCCCTGATGCCGGGGCCAGGATGATCGTCGCCGCAGCGATGGAATCACTTGCCGAACTATTGCCAAACGTGCCCGGGTTTTCCGCTCCCGACCCGATGGCACGGTAGGCCGATGCCAACCCCTCGCCGGCAGAACTGGTGCGAGTCAGCGTGTAATTGGTTGGGGCCGTTGCCCCGCCGCTTCCCCATCCGGCCCAGGAAAGGCCAAATGCAACCGCCATGCGGTCAGCGCCGCTCGACGTGGCCGACGGTGGGTCAGGCGCCGTGCCGGATGTGTGCGCGGCGTACTGCGCGTCATCCCACGGGTTGCCGGTAGTCAACGCCCCGGAGAACGCCAGCATTTCCAGTTCGATGTAACTGGCGCTACCAGTAAACGTAACGGTTCGCTCCCCAGCGGTAAGCGCACTAGACCCGCGCCGAATCCAATACAAAGCCGCACCGTTAAACGGCTCAGAAGTCCACTCGTTTAGCAACGTCCACCCTGTCGGGCCAGATGACAGGTTTAGGTTGTTGTTGGCGTAGTCAACCCACAGGAACAGGATGTCGTCCTGCGCCGCCCCAGTTGGTTCGGCAACCGCAAGCGACGTACCAGACCCAGTTGTGGCATACGTTGCGGTTCTAGCAGTTATCGCCATCGCTTGTTCAGGCGGTTGCGCCCCGCCTACTGAAAACGGAGGCCGTTAGGCGGCGGAGGGCCGGCAGGACGGGTGAACGTGAACGGCGCACTAGCGACCGACTCCTGCCGCCCCCACACCGGGTCCACCTTCACAGCCTTCAGCGTGACCGTGTGCGAGCCCGCAGCCACCGCCGACAGGTCGTGCTTACAGACCTTCGGGCTTCCCTGCACAGGCACGTCCGCGCTATACGCCCCGCCGTCCACGCTGATCGCGCAATGGGTCGTGGTCTGGTCCGCGAGGTCCGCAACAACGAAGGGCGCCGCAGACGCGGACACCGGGAACAGCGCGAGCAGCAGGAATTTACGCATTCTTCACCACGCTAAGGCCAACGACTCGGCCATTCTGGTCACGCACCACCTGCTTCGGACTGTTCAGGTGTTGCACCACGGATGCCAGTTGCTCAAGGATCGGTGCAAGAGCCTTCGCCACCTTGTCCTCGCCGTCCACGTCCACGCCCGCAGCCTTGGCCGTAACCCGCGCCGTCTCCTTCTGCGCGTCAGCAGCATGGGCGGCTTTGTGCGTCTCCACCTGTGCCGACCGCTCGGCGTTGCGGTCCTGCACCTCGGCATCCAGCAGAGCCTTGCGCTGATCCGCTTCGTACTTAAGCTGCGCTTCCCACTTCTTGAACTCAAACTCCATCGCCATGCGCTCACGCTCTAGCATGAGTTCCTGCTGCATCTTTCGTTCTTCCAGCGCCGCCTTTTGCTCATTCTCCGCACCCTTGCCCTGCAACTCCATCTGCTTGCCCTGAAGGCTCGCCTGCGCCTTGACTTCCTCAGCCTGAACGATGGGGTCCTTATGCTCAGGGGGAGGCCCTTGCGGCTTGGTAAAGAACTCGTCCGGGTTCTTGAAACCCGCAGAGGTGGCAAGCTTGGACAGCAGGTTGTAGACGTTGTCCGGGGTCGCTAGACCCAGCCCCATCGCCTTCTCCTGCGCCTGCCCGATGAGCATCAGCGACTGCATCTGCGTCTGCTGGCTGGTCGTGCCCAGTCCGACGCTAACCGTCATGTCGTGGCGCTTGACCCAGCCACGCGGGTCTACTTGGACCCACTCATTCCGCAGCTTGATCTTCTCAGCACGGGTCGAGTGCTTCAGCGTGATCGTGTGGAGCAGGCGGAACAGGTCACGTACACCCGTTTCCGCAATGGTCCGCGCAATCATCTCCAGCCGCATCTGCGACTGGTTAATCTGCTGCATGTACTCCGTGGCCGTGTCGGTCGCCAGAGACCCCGACTTGAGACCTTCCGCAGCCTTGGTGTAGCCCGTCCGGTTTTCCCGGATGGTGTCCATGTACTCGATCCCCTGCAACGCAGAGGGGCCGGTATCAGGGACCATCAGGGGAATGACACTAGCGCCGGGGTCGCCGTCCACCCGCACCACACCACCGGGACGCGAGGTCAGCAGATCGTCTACATTGACATTGTTGACGTTGACCGCAGTACGCGCCGCGTTGGTCAGGTACTTGTTATCCAGGAACTGGCGCAGCAGCGTGGTCTTGATGCGCGCAATGTCGCTAATCAGATCGTAGACGCTGATGCCAAGATGCTGGTGCGGCATGACCACGCCAGAAAACGTAGCCAGCGGCACATAGTCCGCTTCCTCGTTCGCCAGCAGGTTCTGCCCGATGTGGCAGCAGCGCCGCAGCTCGGCTACGCCATCCCCGTCAGCGTCAATCCGAATCCACGTTTCCTTGAACAGCACCAACCGGCGCGCAGGATCGTTCGTCGGGTCATCGTCCTGGCTGTCAATCTCCGAAAACCGGATGCGGGCGAACTCCTCTATCGTCTCGCCCCGGTCATCGTCGCTGATGTCGTCCGGGACTTTGTAGCCCATCTGCCGGACCTCTGACAGCGTGAGCCGCTTGCGGTGCTGCACGAAGTCCACATCCTGCAGGCTGGGCTCATGATGCCGACCGCTCACCATCAGCTCGTCCGGCGGCACAGGCTCAATATGCGCGAACGAGACCGGCGCCTTACGCCGCAGGCTCACGTCATGCAGCATCCCGCCGGGCATACCATTGGGCTGTAGCGGCGCTATCGGGTCCGGGTACTCGCTGTGCGCGACCGGCTCTACTTCGGGGTCTTGCAGCAGGATCGCTAGCTCATCGTCCGTCAGCCCCTCGTACTTCTCGGACAGGACATCATCCCGCGTGCGCCACGACACCCGCACATAGCCGTTACGCAGCAGCAGCGCGTCCTTGACCGCCGAGTTAAGCACCAAGAACCCGTTGTTCCGCTCCATCGCAATGTGCTGGATGTAGTCGGACTCCTGCTTTGCTGCGCCCTCGTCCTCCGGTCCCTTCGGGGTGAACGTCACCACCTGATCGCCGGCAACGAAGGGCTTGAGGACGTTCGCCACCACGCCCTCTACCACGTCCGACACGTCACGGCTTACAACCTGAGACCGGCCCGACTGCTCGTCGCCATAAGGCTTCCCGAGATACCTGTCCAGCGCATCCGCACGGTCGGACGCAATCTCCCCACGCGTCCCGCCAATAGCCTCGCCCTCTGCCGCGCTAATGGCGGACAGCAGCGCCTCATCCGTCAGGGCTTTGGCTTTCTTCATACGATTCCCGTGTCCGAGTACGCCAGAGCCTTGCCCCAGCGGTCCTCGTTTTTTAGCTGTTCGTGTATCACCGCCAGATAGCGGAAGGCGTCCGCACCGTGGCTGAACTCGTCATGGATCGGAGCGCCCGGCTCGCCCGTGGTCTGCGGCACGCTGCGCCGGTAGCGCTTCAGGCACTCCATCAGCCGCGTGCAACGCTTGTCCATGTACGTCCGCGCCATCATCATTCGGGCCTTCTTGATCCCGAACTCGACCCCGGCGTCAGGCACCTCTGATACGTCCCAGCCCAAGGCTTTGCAGATGTCGCTGACTGAGCGCCCGCCACTGCTCAGCGTCTTGTGCTTGGCGTCATGCGGAAGCCACAACTTGCCCCAGTTGAGCCGCTTGTCCTTAAGCTCTGCCGAGTAGGAATCCAGCGTGCGGTGGCTGTCCTCTATGTAGTCAATGACCCGAATCTCGCGCTGGTTGCTCTGCGCGATGACGATGGCCATGCTGTCGTTGAAACCCAGGTCACAGATGACATGGGCCTTCAGCATCGGGTCATACGGGACCGGGGCGAACCGCCCGGACTCCTGCATCTGCGCCACCTCGCGGGCGTAGATAGCGCCCTCGACAGCCGCCTTGCACTCGCCTTCCCAGATGTTTGCGTAGCCCTCCGGGTCCGAGGTCTGGCAGTGCAGGCGCTCTTTCTCCAGCACCTCCGGGAACCATGGGTTGTCGCGGTAGGTCAGTTTGACCACCACGGCATCAGGCGGCGGGTTGGTCACGAACCGGGCGTATGTCTCGTCCGTGTCCAGCTCGGGGTTAAAGCTGATCCAGATTTCGGACCCGTCCTTGCGGATGGTCGGAATCAGGATCGACCAGGACCGCTTGGTAACGGCTCTAGCCTCCTCCACCCATACGATGTCCACGCCCTCAAAAGACTTGATGGACTCTACGGTGAGGTCCGACAGGCCAGAGAATAGGAACTGGCTGCCGTTGGCGTGGCGTATCTCTTGGGCCAGGACTTGGTATCCAGGCAGCCCCAGCGCGCTAATCTGGTCCGACAGGAGCTGGTGTACGCTGTCCTTGATGGACTTCTGAATCTCCCGCGCGCACAGGACACGGGTCTTCTTCTCGGCCGCAAGGATCAGCAGCGCACGTGCGAACGCCCAGGACTTGGCCCCGCCCCGCCCGCCATACGCTACCTTGTACCGGGCAGGCTTGAATAAGAACTCAAGTTTTGGCGGGAAACGGGCTTCAACTAGGCGTGTTTCCAAACAGCACCTTGACTGCCGTCTGGATCGGGCCGGCCTCCTCGTCCCCGCTCAGGGGCTGGGTAGGCTTGCCCCACCCACGGTCTAGCAAAACTTCAGCCGCCTTGATCTGAATACGCTTGTCCGGGTCTTCCAGCGCCGCAGCAAGGACGGCAATAGCCGCCTCCGTATGCTGTCGGGCTGCTTCCCGAACCTTGGCCTCGCCCTTGGGGCGACCGCCGGGATTACCTGATTGACCGGGCTGGAACATTTAGCACTTCTTGTTACCGTCCTTACCCTTGCCCTTCTTGTTTTGCTTGCTCATGCCGGACTCCGAGGTAAGTGGATAGCGTGTTAGCCACGGCGGATCGAATGCGGTCAGAATCCGCAGCCGCAGCCGCCATGTATATTGGTTGTTGAGTGGCGCCAGCAGCATGAGCCACCAGCGCGGGTACGGGATTTTCAGTGGACTACCCGTTCCGGCAAGTCTACAGCTTGGCGGATGCGGTCTAGATCGTGATCGGTCACCACGGCTGCATCCACCCAAATTCGCACCGCAAGCAGTACCACTCGCTCGCCGGGAATCCATGAGAATGCCTAACCGCGTCGGACTTGCCGCATTCCTCACACTTGGGGTACGGGATGCGCTTGCCTGTGCCCATAGCCGCATACAGCGGGGGCTGAGTCTTACGATAGTTCAATGCACTACCCGTTCCGGTAGGTCTACGGCTTGGCGGATGGCCCGCGCTACCGCGTCCTCCGCGTTCGCCAGGGCTACAGCCCACTCCCCGGCCTGCCGCTCCTGCGCCTCTTGGAACTCGGCCATACGCTGCTTTTGCTCCCGCAGCCGGCGTTTTGCGCTCATCCCCGTTACGTCGTCAGGCATGTCCGCTCCTGCAAAAAAAAACGCCCCCGAGCGGGGGCTATGGTAGGAGGGCTGCGAGAGAGGGAATTTG